TCCGCGTCTGGCATGTCCGACAGCTCGAGGCTGACGGCCTTGAACACGTCAGCGCGCAGCGTCTGGCAAGTACCCTTGACCTTACACCACCGGCACTGCTTCTCACCGGACACGCGAGGCGCGTCGTCATTGAGGGCGATGCTGGCGGCCACCTTGGCACGCTCGCCGAACTCAAGCAGCTCGTCGATGCTGCAGGCGTACTCGCTGACGTGGTTCAGGCGAGGCTGGCTGATCACCATGACGACCGTCTTGAAGTCGGCCATCCAACCATACTCGTAGAGCGCGCCGAGGGCGTAGAGCATGAGCTGCTCGTTGCCGTGCGTCTTCATGTTCTTGTCCAGCCAGTCCGCATCGACGCGCTCGCCCATGCCGAACTTGAGATCGATCACGGTCAGTCGGCCCGCGTCCTCGTGGACGATGATGCTGTCGGAGGTGCCGAAGGCGTCTGGCTGGTCAAGGTAGTTGCTGAAATCGACACGGTTCTCGACGTAGAGGTTGCCGCCGGTCGCATACTCACGCACGAGGCGTACGTAGTCCCAGATCGGCTCAAAGCGGTCCTTGGTCAGTGGCCACACTGTGCCGTTGACCTCGACGCCCAGCACGTCAATGAGAGCCTGCGCGGCCTCCTTGCTGTACTCCTCGGACAGGAACAGCCCAGCGAACTCATGCGCCGCCGTGCCCCCGTCAGCGAAAGCCGACGAGTTGTTGGGCATCGGCTCTTCGGCAAGCAGGCTGCCGGGGCAGCGCATCCAGCGGTGAGCCCCAGAAGGGGAGAAGCGCGCGTGCTCACCCATGGTACACCGCCATGAGGACGACCAGTGCGCCAGTTGCAAGGGCTGCAATGAGCAGAATGGGTTTGGCTGCGCCACTATCTTCGTCTGCGACGGCTAGGCCAAGAGCGCAACCCACCACAAGGGTGTAGACAATGAGGAAAGTCATGGCCACGTAGTAGAGGATGTCGTGCATCATTTAAGGGCCTCCAAGAAGTCAGCGTAACGGCTTGCGTCAAGCTGCTGTGCGTTGGTGATGCCGAAGTCGGCGAGGATCGGGTTGATCGACTGACGGCCATTGGCGGCGATGTAGGCCAGCACGGCGCTGATCCCCTTGGCGTAGCTGTAGTGGTCGAGGTCGCGCGCTTCGCGCTCGATCTGGTAGCGCACGTACTCGGCCTTTACGATGTCGATGGCCTGCGCTCGGCTCAGATCCGCATGTTGCCGCCACCGACGCACGATGCGTTCGGCGAGCACGTCCTCGGGCGCCTCGACGTACTCGGGAGCGGCGACTTGAAAAACTGGGTGATCGGTGTCGATGCGTCAGGATGGCGAAACGCGGCCATAACGCAAATAGTTTGCGTAAAAAAATGGGATGATGAAACTCCAAAGCCTGAATACTTTGTTGAGTTATTCCGTGTTTCAAAAACACAAATTATTTGGGGAGGTAATTATTTCCAGCTTCCATTGTCTAGGGGCTGGTGCGTTTGGGACAAAGGAGAATCAATGTATGGACGAAGTTTTGCGGAGGTTGAGCTCGCTTGGATGTCTCTAGACGTTTCAGCGCGTATTTTTAAGATGTCCGCCAATCAAATTCATCGGTTTCACCCAACCCAAAAGCCGGTAAAGCTCTACCAGTGGCTGCTCGCCAACTACGCCAAGCCGGGCCAGCGCATCCTAGACACACACCTAGGATCAGGATCACATGCAATCGCCTGCTACTATGCTGGGATGCACCTAACCGCCTGCGAGATCGACGAGGATTACTTTAAGGCGGCGCCTGAACCGATTGCATTCTGAAGCGTTCTGATCGTTTTGAATGCGTTGGCAGCACTCATACCAGCAGCCTGGAGCTGAAGAGTTGCTTTGGCTGCAACTCCGATATTTAAGCCGATCTCAGACGAAAGAGTTTTTAGCTGTTCATATTGCTGCATTCCAAGAATGTCGCTGCCGGCTGTAGCCTTTAACGCATTCTGGAGCTTTTCTGCCTCTATGTAGGTTGCTGCAATGTCCTTTGCTGCTGCAACAAAAGCCGAGCCGATGGCGCCACCGATGGCGATATTCTTGAGCATCGCAAACGATGCCGACATCTTGGACACAGCGGCATTAGTGTCCTTCATGGCTCCGCTCAGCCCAGACGTGAACTGACTGGAATCAAGCCTGAGTGATGCATCCAAAGTAGCTGCCATAAAGCCATCCGTTATGTCAATGAGTTGACAAGCCTGCTCGTCTTACGCCGCTGGATGTAATCCATCGCGTTCTTGATGGTCTCGTCCTCCATCATGTCGTGCCCGACCCACTGGGTTTCGATGCCTTCCTTGACCAGCGCCATGTGCAGGTAAGCAAGCCCGCGACACAGCGGCAGCTCCCACAGCACCTCCTGCTCCGTCAGCCCAGTAATTGGACGCACCAATGACACGTAGTGCGCTTGAAAGACCGGACTGGCTAACGCTTTCCCTCAGAGCCGGCTGTTTGCACCACCTCGGACTGATTGGCCGTTGAGTCGTTCAGGATGCGCAGCCCGAGACTGATTGCATCACGCTCTTCTGAGATTTTGATGTTGGCGTCGATCCAGTCGTCGCACGCATCAATCAACGCTTGGATGCCTTGCGCGCGCAGCTTGCGGAGCTGTGCGGTCGGCGTGATGCAAACAAAGATCAGCACCTTACTGAGCGGCGCGAATAGCGAAAACTCGTCAAAGCACGCATCCAGCGTCGGGAAGCCTGACTTGTGGCACATTGAAACCCAGATGTCCTTCCGCGAGCACGAGACGCCCTCAAACGTCTTCCCCTTCCACTGATACGCCGCATTGAATGCGTCTGTTCTGCGCTGCTCCTGCTCGTTCGGCAGGTTCACTAATGAAATCCCGTCGTCCTCTTGGGTTTGAATGTCGATCATGGTCGGCCAGTTGCAAGGAATCGGTCAGCCATCTCCATCCCCTTATTGGTGATAGATTCGCGCACATAGGCTGTGCGGGTGGTGCCTTTCCTTGTAATTAGCACTTGGCGCTCTGCTGAGTCAAGCGCGCGCTTGGCCGCGTGTCTGTTTTTGATTGCCATCAGGTAGCCGAGCAGCTCATGGTGTGGATCGAGCTTTTGTAGCTCACCCGACATCAACGCTTTCATTAAGTGCCCGACATTCAGCTCCGGCATCGTCACCGATGTCGTGGAAAGGTACATGGTGACGTACTCCTTTCCATTGTCCGCCCGCACCTGCACCACTGGCTTCATCACAACACCCATAGTCATGAAAGCGGACGCGACATCAACGTCCGTGCAGGCGATCCAGCTTTCCATAATTAGACGACGAATGGATACTGCTTCACCGAAAAGGTAGTCTTAGCCATTTCGGTGTTGGTCTCGGAGCGATTCGGGTCCATGAACATCATGGTGCCATCGCCGGGGACGAATCCGTAGGTGTTGGCCGTAAAGTTGGCCAGCGTCAAGACTTCCGTTCCTGGGTGCTGATTGGCGAGACCGGTTGTCTTGTTGGAAAGGTAGCCCTCGAACGCAAATGTGATCGTCGGGTTGCGGTACTCAAGCCCAAAAGTGGCGCCAGCAGCGTTGAGGTAAGCCTTCTCATCACGCGCAGCCGTGATCGTCAAAGACTGAACCAGAATGTCCGGCGTGGTTGGATTGCTCTCATCCAGCAGCGTCGAGGATGGGATGTTTCCGTGTTGGATCAAAGCGGCTACAGCAGGCATATTTTAAGAGTCCGTGTCAATCTTACTGTTGAGTGGATGCGCAGATGATAGTGAAAGCGTACTCGGTTGAGAGCGTGTCATTCTCGCTTGTCCCCGGCGTCATGTTGTTACTGTGCTGTTTGAGCACGTAAACGCCTTGGCCGTTGCTGATCGCGTTGATCTTTTGACCCAGCGTGGTCGTGTTCCAGACGCCAAAGAGAAGAGCGGAAATATTCTCAGCCCGTAGCTCGTGCCTTGGCCGATTGTCTCCACCCAGAATCAGATTCGCCTCCTGCCGATCCTCCACCATGTTTACGTTTAGCCGGCAATGCCAGACGGTCCCGGCCTGCGGGATTTCATCGGATTCGGTCACGCGAACTACGATAAACGGCAGCTTTACCTCGTCGTTTTCGCGGTCGTCGCAGAGCGTGAAGCCAGTAAATGCGGACAATGGCAAAAGCTCGTCATCCAGCACCGTAATCAGGCGCCGCTGTAGTCGGTCGGAGGGGCAGATTGGGTAAGTGATCATTTCTTAAATCCTGTTTTCTTGGCCACGTCTTTTACGTCCTCTGCCATCCATTTGATAAACTGCCGACGCACTTCTGGGATGGATGAAGTAAATGCTTTAGGCGCAATAATGAAGGCGCCTTCACGTTTTACGGTAGCAAACGCGGCTACTTTGCCGTTTGAAACCGGCACTGCTTTTCTTCCAAGCGAATGCCCTTTAAATCTTTTTTGATTACGCGGCATGCCTTTTCTTGGCACGTTAAAAGATTTATAAGCCGGTATAAAACCAGCGGCTAAATAACCAATCGAACGCACGCGTGCATTTACAAAATTTTCGACAGCCTCATAAAAATCATTCACAAAAGCGTCTTTTTTAGAAAGATATTTTCTACCCTTTTTGCGAAGGCGTGATTTTACGATTGCAAACGCAACGCTGTTTGTAAGCTGGTTGCGCTTCTTTTTTACTACCTTGCTGATTCTCTTTGATTGCCCAGTCAGCTCCATTCGCACTTGAGCGGCTGTTGTTGACTTTTGTTTGACTTTGTTTGCAGCAAACGGCAGCCAGAACTTCATCGCTTTATTTACGACGGATGCGTCGCTTTTTTTCTTCATCTTCTTGTAATCGGCCATTGCCTTTTCCAAGAGAGAAGTATTAAACTTCACTATCAAGCTCATGCCGCCGTTGCCTCCATGTTCGGGTCGATCAATTCCAGATCGTAGAATGGTCGGATCTGCGTAGTCGTCACGCTGTCGATGCGGTAGACGACCGCTGTGGCCAGCACTGTGCCCATCTTGATCTCGTCGTTGATCTTTGGAACGGTCGTGAACTGCGCTTTTGTCGCAATCACGCTCACCGTGTCGTCTTTGACGATGATCTGAGCCATCAGGTTCCGGCTGTTCTTGCCGGTCGGCTGGTAGGCGTGAATCTGCACGTTGTTGTGCCAAACGTAAAGTTGCGCGCCACTGGCATCCGTCCCGAACTTGGTGCGGATGCGTCCATGAGCGGAGGCGATGCGTTGAGCGTAGGTCATACAATAAAAGCGGCTGACAAGGATAGAACCCTGTCAGCCGCCCACGATAACGACACACTACACCAAAAACTAGGTCAGCAATCGAGCCGCCGCAGTGCCACCAGCGCCAGTGGTCGATGGCGTGAATTTCACGCGCAAAAACTGAAGCGTGGCAGCCGGGAGACGAACGCGGAAACTGGTGGCAGCAGCACCCACTCCGCCCGCACCGGTTACAACACGTGTGATGCCGAGGGCAGTGCCGGTCGGAGAAGCAGCGGCGCCGTTAAGAACGACGGCCGTGACGGTTGCTCCGTTGGCAAGCTGCCCCACTGTGAAAGCAGGGAAAGCGATTTCCAGCTCATGCTCTTCCGTTAGGAATGCTTTGCTGTTGGTGCCGAGATCAATGTCGGCGGTGAACGCATCGACGGCGGTGGCCGGGATGGTGGCAGTCACGCTCAATTGAGCATCTTGCGTATTTCGAGAAAATTCGTTAGCCATTGTAGTAATTCTTTAAAGATTAAGCGGTCAAAGCTTCGTCGTTGAGGATGGAATCGGTGATGACGATCGGGATGCCGTTCGACTCAGTAGGAAGAGGAGCAAAGATCTCAGAACCGCTTGAGGTTTTGACACCGTTCTGAACGCTGGAAGCGGAGCGACTCACTTGGAGCTGGTAAGCGGACCGGCGGTTCATGAGCCAGTAATTCGGACGGTAGCCGACTGGGTATTTGCTGAGCAACTCGGCGAGCTTGGCATCGGTCACACCGGCGCCCGAGTCAGCGGTCGCATCTTTGAGGCGGCCAACGCTGTATTTGCTGCCGACTTGCATCCCGACCCAAGCGGTCAAGTTAGCAACGTGCGCAGGATAGACCGTATCGGTTCCCACGTTTTCGATGCGCCATTCACCCAGTTCAAAGGTGGTGCCGGAGCCGAATACGAGTTGAACGCCTTGAGTGTCGGTGTTGATGCCGTACACCGAGGAAGCGGTTCCGCCGGTAGTTCCGCCAGCGTCCACAACCAAGCCAGCGTTGAAAGCGGTGTGAATCGCCTGCAAGCCAGGGAAGCCTTTGGAATCAACGCTGGTTCCGTAGATGACCTGTGAACCGAGTTCAATCAAGGCTTGGCGCATGACGCCAACGGCTTCCACGTCTTTCCAGGCTTGTTCACCATCCTCGTAAGCGCGAGCGACCGCAATGTCGGCCTGAACGGCGCCACTGAGAATGTAGCACTCGATCAGTTGGTTTTCAAAGCTCGATTTCGTCGGAGTCGAACCTTCGTTAGCAGCGCGGAACCCGACGCCAGGATAAGACGTGCGAGAGACGACTTTGTAGCTGGTGCCGCGAATGGTGCGCGCTGGCAGGATCTGAACTTCGGGAGCGTAGGTCAGCGTTTCCTCAATCAGTCCGACGATGGTGTCGGAGCCGTTGAGTTTGGCAATATCGAGAAGATTGGCTTGTGGCATGGTCTTAGAAGAAAGTTGTTATGAGTTGGCCGAAACGTAGGCCGCTTCGGTTGGGAATTTTTCAGTGAACGCGCGAACCGCTTTCAAGCGATCGAGACCGGTCGAGGTGCCGATGGCTTGATTCTTGGCTTCGTGGTAAGAGATGGCTGGAACCTTGACCTCTGGCTCGTTGATAGGAGCGGCAAACGCAGCAGGAGCGGGAGCGGCGGCGGCAAGGCGAGCTTGCAACTCAATGTCGCTGTTGCCGGCTTGCAATGCTTTGAGGTCGGCCTTGAGTTGTTCGCACTCGGCGAGAACCTTGGCATTGTCAGCGGCAAACTGCGCGGCCACTTCGTCGAACTTAGCGGCAAAGGCGGAGAACTGCTCCGCGATGATGGCGGAGAAATCAACTTGAGGTTCTGGCGTAAGAGCCACTTTGTCGGTAGACATATCATTTTCCTCGCTGTCAATCTGATCAGCCGAAAACACTCCATCCGCATTGGCTGCGGGAGTGTCCACAAAGTCTGCCGAGTACAGTCCGCGTGGGCGGGTCATGTAGTTTCCGCTTTCTTTGTCCAACTCTGGCGCATCCGCTGCAAACATCAAGCTCACGCCAAAAGTGGAGGGGATTTCGTTGATCATCTCCAGCAGCATCTCTTTTCCGCTGTGCGCCTCGAACAAAGTCAGATCGGCTAGGAGCTTGCCTTTGCTGACTCGGAAATTCTCGTAATAACCGACTGTATCCTGGACGTTGGAGAAGTGGTTTAACTTCGCCTTCACCCGTCCTTTCTCGATTGCAAGCGCCTTGAACTTGTTGAGCGAACGCTTGTCCACAAACACCCCATGACCGAGTGCAGGGCCTTCCTGAATCAAGGAAACACCCATGATGGTATTTCCTGAAACCTTGCCTTGGAACGCTGCGAATGTCTGAATCTCTTCGGTGACTGGCATACACGCCGCCTTGATGTCAATCAGTGCTACCAGCCTCGGCCTCATCCTCGGCAATATCTTCGGCTTCATCCTCTGGTGACTCTTCGTCCTCAATCTCTGGCACGTCCTCCGCAGGTGCAGCCGCTGGCGCCGGAATAGCTGGTGCGTTAGGAGACCGCCGCTCCAGCATGTAAATGGCGGTTGGCAGATCCAGCACTCCGCCCGATGCCTCTTGTACCATCTTCGCATCTTCGACAAGCTCCATTGCCTCCGCGCGCAGCAGGCTGCGAATGATGTTGCGATCTTCACCGCGATCCGCTGCAATCTGCGTCTTGCTGATAATCCCGGCCATGGTCTCGTCAATGAGCGCCTTCGATTCGCGACCGATGTCCGCCGTGACCTTAGCAGGGAAGCGCCACTCACCGGCATCAAAATCCGCCACGGCTGGCAAGTGCCCGAGCTGGATGCCGCGAGCGATGACCCGCATGACGATCGGATACAAAAACTTCTCTTCCAGCGTTAGCTGGGTCATCTCAAACTCCCGCGCAGCCTGCGCCGCTTCCATCCGGACCGCTGTGCCCTGGCCCGCCCAGGAATAGATGAAACCAAACGGAAGCCCGACCGTCAGCCCGGTCGAGCGAACAAGCGTGTCCAAGAACCCGTTAAAGGTTGGCGACGGGCGGTTGAAATCGACCGGGTTAAACGATTCGCCTTCTGCGAGGTACTGGATTGCGCCTGGTTCCACTTTCTTCAGCCGATCCGCTTCGCTCATGTAATCGCTGTGCGTCGTGTCCAGTGAAACATCCTGATCCGCGCTGCCATCCGCATTGTTGATGACGCCGCTGATCGAAGAAAGGTACTTCACCGAGATTTTCTCACACGCGAGGATCTCTTGCAGGTCTTTGATGTCGGTGATTGCCGCGTCGAACGCCGAGAAGCCCCGATAAGAGTCTAACCGGGTCGGGTCGAACAAGTGCAAGAACTCCTGTGCTGGCACCTCTAGAGCCGGCATCATCATTTCGCCGGTCGTACTGCGGTTGTAGATTCGGTAACGGATCGGCCTTCCCGTCGAGTCGATGACGACACCGGAAAAGTCTTGTTCGCCTCTTTTGAGCGGCTTGAACGGTTTCGTGTCCGTTCCGTTGCGGTTTGGAATCGAGCCGATGCGGTCAGCCTCGATGGCCTGTAGCCGGATCGGACTGATTTTCAGCATTTCGTCCAGCGGTGTCATCGGCACTTCGGACACGATGTAGCCGATGTCGCCGTCGCGCTTCATCGAGGTAACGCCCAGCCCGGCCAGCACGCGGAAGTGATGGCGCCGGGTCAGGTCGCAGCTTGCCATCCACCGCTCCACGTAGGCCGTGATCGCCTTGTTCGCTTCCTCGGAGCTGGTGCGCGGCACGTACTGCAAACGGCCCACTGAAAAGGTCCGGTACTTGCGCAGAATCGACTTCACCACGCTGCTGTTCTCCTCCAGCCACCGCGCTTCCCGGATAAGTGTCACCCGGTCGGTGTGGTTTCGGCTGGAATCAGGCTGATCAAGCGTTTGCCCGCTCGCCCGGCGATTGGTCGATGACTGAGCACCGACGCGCCAGTAGCCCACCTTGTCGCCTGCCTCTAGCTGCGCTTTTGCACGCTGGCGCTGTAGAGCGGTGGCCGGACTAAAGAACCTGATAGTTTGCTCGATAAAACTCATAGCGGAAAGGTTGAAAAGTCAGGTTTTAGGCGGTTGGAGATGAGTGGATATTTCACTGGGTCGAGCTGGTGCATTCTCCGCATCACAGCCCGCATCAAAGTCATCACGGGAATGCCTCCGTCCGTGCCAGACGCGCGGGTTTCGGACTCACCGCCGCCCGATGTACTAATCACGATGGTGCCCTGTCCTTCGGTCAGCGCCGATAAGCACTGATCATAAAGCGTCTCGCAAAATTGCAGAGAAGCATACCGTAAGATTGAAGGTCCGCCCATAAAGTCACTCAGCCTGTCAAGCGTTGACAGACTCTGCCTCGTTTGTGATGATTTCGGCCTGTCCGATGATCTTTTCGATGCAGGCGGCCAGAACCTGCATGGCTTCGGCATCGAACGAGTGGTTCTCGCCCAGCTTTTTGAAGAAAGTCTTGTTCTTGCCAGTCCGTTTGTCCTTTTCAGTGACAAACACCTCGTTCTGGATCTCTTTAAAGTACCACTTCGGCGCATTGTGCGCGATCTGCCACGATGCACCCTGGCCTGCGCGCAGCCGATGCAGAACCAGCTTGATGTAGTCGCTTGACCACATGATTCTGTCACACAAGTCGGCCTGTCGAGCGTTGCGCACCTTGGATCTTGCAAGCCCAACACCGGAATCGACGTGCTGGATCTGCGAATAAGGACGTTTGACCGACCGGCTGCGACCGGTCCGCTTGTCTAGCAGTGTCCACGTGAAGAACTGCGCCCTGTCTCCCTTCAATGCGATCCAATTATTGGCCGCACACTGGCGGTAAACCTCTCCTTGGTACCGCTCAAACCCGCAATCGACGAATACGCGCCTGTCGGTGATCTCTAATCTCTTCTGCAAGTCGGCAAGTTGCGACCATGTATGCAGCTCGCCAGCGTAAAACAGTCGAGATTCGCCGTTCTCAGCCCACAACCGCACGATGACGCGGAAATAGTCGCGCTGCACGTCAACGGTCATGTAACGCCTGAACTCTTGGTCCCACGGCTCCTCCATCGCGAATCCACCCGACAAATTGACCTCTTCGCTCTGGAACTCACGCATATCCCAGAACTCGCCTAGGCGTTTCCGTACAAACTCCGCCAACGGCGAGTAATCGCCCAGTTTCCGCGCGTGTTCAGCCTTCAGAAACTCGCTGGCGATAGTGTCCCACGCAACCCACGGAACCGTAAGTGCGTTCCAGTGGTAGCTTTTTACGCGCGGGTCAGGCGCCGAGTTCTGATTCTGATAGAACCCGCTGTTCGCAATCTGCCGGCGGACTTGCGGCTCGTCCTTAAGGTGGACTTTGCACGAAGGGCACTCGTAACCAACCGTGTTCTTAATGCGCGCGAGATCGTATTTGCCATCCGCGAGCTTGGCGCCTTCGCCGTCCCACTTGAGTTGACCCAGTACCATCGGCCACTTCTCGCCGCACGCCGGACAAGCCACATGCCACTCGCTGCATGACCCGGCGGTAAAACTCTCGTAGAACTCGCCGCTGTTGTTCATCGGCGTTGAAACGTAAATCCGCTTGGAGTTGCGCGCATCGAACGAGGTTGTCCGCTTGCGTGATTCGTCGATGTGCCCGTGCGTCCAGTAGGCAGCTTCGTCGCCGATGACGTAGCGCGCCGCTTTTGACTGTAGGTTGTGGATGTTGCTGGCACCCATCACATATTGCGTCATATGCGCAAACGCCACCGTTCGCTTTTGAATGCTCTTGTCGCCCTTGTTAAGCATTGCCCGTACTGGCTTGCAGTCCAGAATGCGATGCTTGAACCGGGTGTCTAGGAACTCGTCGGCGTGCTCGTCCGTTTGCAGGTAGAGACACATGTCACCGCCTTCTTCGGCGATCAGGTAGAGCATGGCGCCCTCGGCCAGGGCGGTCTTGGCGCTTTGCACCGAGCACGCGCAGATGATTTCGCGCGTCTCGTGATTCCGCAGCTCTTCAAGCGGCGCCTTGATCCACGGCGAGTTCCGCACGTCGAATGACCCGAGAATCGGCCCGCGCTCGAACCGCACGTGCGTTCTCAGCCACTCGTCCACCGGGAGCTTCGGCGTTGGCCGCCAAACCTCCGACATCAGTGAGTAGATCGAGAATGCCATCAGTTTTTGCGCGATCTCCCTCGCTTCTCTGGCTCAGCCGGCGCGATCTCGACTTCCATCATTTCAACGTCCACCTTCTTCGCCTTAAGTTGCTCCTCGATTTTCACGTAATCTTCGTGTTCCATCTCTCGGAGAATCTTGTCGATGCAGGTGAAAAGCCGCTCTTCCGCTTCCGCCGGTGAAACACCACTTACCTCGTAAGCCATTTCCGGTGGCACGCGCTTGATCTTCTCTTTGATCGCATACATCACCGCCCGGACCTGCGACAGCACCTCATCGACGGACACGTATTTCGCCTGTAGAATCTCGATCTGCGTGGCCAGCTTCTGACATTCCAGATGGATCTTGCGTGCCTTAAGCGACGCCACGTCCTGCACGCCTTCAACGTTGATTGTGTCGCCGTCGTTTAAGCGCGTGTACTTGCCGCTGGCCAGAAACTGCTGCCGCGCGGCCTTGATCTTTTCGATGTCGTAGCCGTTCGGCCCTTTAATAAACGCCTCTGGATACTTCTCTTCCCATCGACGCAACGCTTCA